GCCAGTCCAACTTTTAGCTCCGTGCCTATCCAGGTGAACCTTGGAACAACAGCAGGAAAAATCGTGGCGATATACGTGCCGACGGCAGAGCTAGACTTCGCCGCGATTGAGATACCTGAGGCAGAGGAGGCGGTCTTGAGCATCCCCTTCACTGGTCTGGCATCGAGCAGCGGTGGGGATGAATTTAGAATTGCCTGGAATCAAGGCTAAATAAAAACTTAATCAAGGAAACCAAGATGACATACAACGCGGAAGACGTAAGGGTATACGTCCCAAAGTGGAACGAAAATCGAGACAGACCCGAAGAAGAGCAGATGAGCGCAGAGCTTGCTCCGATGACGGGAGGCGAACTTCGAAAGGCGCAGCGAGCAAGCATTGGAAAAGATGGCAAGGTGAGCATCAAGGCGGCAGAGGCTGCCATTGAAAAAATCATCAAGGCGCGAGTGGTCTCACTGAACGGCGCCACCGACATCTTAGACAAGCCAATCGCCGACGGCGCAGAGCTTTGGGATCGTGGAGAGCAATCTTTAATCGATGAGTTGTATGGCGCAATAACGGAAATTTCGACTTTGTCGGAGGGGCTCCGAAAAAAATAGAACTGGCTGCTCGATTCTTTTCGAGTGGCCACGCTTCTCTAAAATGGAAGTGCTCATTGTGCAGGGGGCCGGATGCGGCAGAGCATGACCATAAGCGAGAGTTTAGAAACTGCGACGGTGAGACGACGCAGAATATAGCTTTCGACTTTGCCCCATCGCTTCGGCGGTGCCCTTGGTCACAGATTGACGCTGAGACCATGATGGTCATTCAGTGGTTTACCGACTGGCGAGATTATCAGATCTTGCCATTTGGTAGTGATAGGCTTTTGGATGAGCCCGCTTATGTGTACGATGTGATTCGTCACGCAAGCACTGTTATTCGAGAGATTGAAGCCGACGCCGCTAAGCGGCAAAAGGCCGAAATGGAACGAGCAATGAAAAGGAGTCGAAGCCGTGGCTGATATTGAAAAGGGCGTTAACGTCAAGCTCACGGCCACCGATGAGGCCAGTGACAAAATTGAAAAGGTTGGCAAGGAATCGAAGGAGTCCATGTCGGCCGTCAAAAGATTTGGCGCCGGAGCGGCCTCTGCCTTTTCGAAGCTCGGCGCAACCTTTGTGGTAGCAAACCAATCCATTGAACTGTTTAAGAAGTTTCGAGACGTCGGCCTGATAGCAATTGAGGCAACGAAGGAGTTTGTAGGCGCGAACGATCCGTTGCTGAAAAGCTTCGAGCAAACCTCCAACAGTGTGAAAAGACTCAATGCCGGGGTCGGCGTTATATTAATCAAAGCGCTGAACGGAGCAGCCAAGGCGCTGCAGCCCGTCATCAACAGAACGCAAAAATGGCTCCAATCAAACCAAAACTTGATAGGGCAAAAGATAGTTGAATACACCGAGCGCTTTGCCAAGTTCTCTCTTGTTGTCGCTGCGAAGGGCCTGATCTTAATTTCTAAAATTACCAGCGGCTGGTCCATGTTGTGGCCGACCCTAAAAACAGTGGTCAACTCTGCCCTCTCTGCCATTATGGACAACGGAGCCAAGGCACTGGAAAAAATGGCAAGCCTTGCAGAGGCCGTCGGAATGGACGGACTGGCCGGTAAGTTTCGAAGTGGCGCCGAACAAGTCAAAGGCTTCGGCGAGGTTTTCCAGGAGACTTCAGACGAATCAATGAAGGAGCTTGAGAAGCAAATTGCAGGGCAGGAGAAGTTTGAGAAGGCGGTCGCGAAAAATGCTCAGGCTGTCTACGAGGGAATTGGAGTGGTGGCATCGGAAGCGATGAAGGCCTTCACCGGTGAGACCGTGTTGGCAAACAAGACCCTGGAGCAGCAGCAAGCCATCAAAGATGAAAACGAGAGAAAAGAAAAAGAAGCCTCAGACCTGAGAAAAAAACGAGCTGAAGAAGAGAAAAAGCGGCTCCAAGATGCAGCTTCAAAGTTCCAAGAACAGGCTGGCCAATTTCAAGCGGTCGGAGACAGCTTGAGCGGTGCTTTTCTGTCTGGCTTCTCAGCGGCTGAAGAGGGGCAGAACAAAGTAGCCAAGGGATTCATTTCGCTATCTGGTGAAATTATTGATCAGGTTCTTTTGGTCATGCAGAAAGTTGTAACAGCCAGAGCCGCGGAAGCAGCTGCGGGAGCCGCATCATCGCAATCTGCAATTCCTGTCGTGGGGCCGGCACTCGCCGCAGGCGCAGCGTCTCTCATGTTCGGACTTGTTCGTGGCTTCATATCCCTGGGGTTTCAAAGCTTTGCTGAGGGTGGTTTGGTCAAAGGCGGGATACCAGGCCACGACTCTGTTCCTATTATGGCACAAGCCGGCGAGATGGTTTTAACCCGTGACCAAGTGGACCGCATGAGACAAGAGGGTGGCTTAAACGGAGGCGGTCAAGTTACGATTGAAATGAACTCCCAGATCCCTGCAGGTCGCGCAGAGATCAAGCGCTTCGTCCGTCAAAACGTTGTGCCTGCGCTTAAGGATCTTAGAAATCAAGGAATGTTTTAATGGCTTACTCGGCGGCAAACCTAGCAACGGCAGAGACGACTGGATTCAATGCTGATAAGCCTATGCTGGTTTCTCAGTCCCTAGTATCTCCAACTGTAGCAAGATGGAACGACGCAGGAACAACAACTGACGCAGCCACCACTGCCGCCGATGGTCCGGCGGTCCGGGCTTATGATAATATCGGCAGCCTGCAAACGAAGGACACCAGCGCAGACTTAACGGCGCGGTATCTTGTTTTTGATATCGGGGCCAGTTCAACGATTAGTTTTGATACCTGTCTTATTTTGAACCACAACTTGAACAGCGGCGGCTTTGCAACGGTATCCTTGGAGATTGCAGACAACGCCGCATTCTCAAGCAACTTGATCGAGATATTCAAGTACACCGTCAGCGGAACCGATGACGATAGACTGCTATGCACAAACCTAAACAGCGCCGGAGGGTCGAGCACATATGATGCAAACGGCACCGCTCAAAGGTATTCAAGCGTTCGTTTTGTTCGGCTTAAAATAACGGCATCAGCAGGCACAGCGCGACAAGCAAAGATCGGCGAGGTATGGCTGGGCACGCGTTACCAGCTGCAACGCAATCCTGATGTGCCTTGGAACAACAAAGACGAATTCTCCGAGGTGACTGAGTTCAAGGCCCTGAGCGGATTGACGAGAAGGTATGTTCATTACAGGGGCCAAGCCGTCAGAAGCTTTCGAGCGTCAATATCTGCAAGCGCAGAAATCACAGTTATAGAAAACTGGTTCAACGGTATCAACGAGGGAACAAACCCCTTTCTGTACGTTGAGACGCCATCAAGCGCAGCTGAACCTTACCTGATGATTTTGGATAACACGGCGCTGAACTTTCCACTTGTCGGACCGTTCGAGAGAGTTCTGACTTTCTCTATGACGGAGCAGCCGCCATACCTCTCAAGGGAATAGAATGACGTTCAGCTTATCATCGGCATATCTTGAAGAGATGCGTAAGGCCTCACCAGAGCCAATCGTTCAAGTTGCCATTCAAACATCAGTGCCAAGCACTAAGGCTGTCTATTTTCATAACGGCCACAACGGCGTTGACTCGACTATCGAGGGTGACCCGGTGCTTCAGCAAATTACATCTGTAACGCAGACCTTTGACGCCTTTGAAAGAAAGGTGCAGGTAGGAACGCTCCAGGTTGATGTCATCGATAACGACTACACCCGCGATCTGATGAGCAACTTTTCGTTCTATAACGCAGACTGTCTCGTATACCTGCTGGGGCCATCCGTCGTTACGACCGATGCGGTGTTGATTTTTCGAGGACGCGTTGAATCAGTAAGAGCTGAAGAAGGCTCGATTATTTTTGAAATCACAGAATATCAGAGCAAACTGGACAATCACAAAAGCAGCAGAACATACATCAGCAAGCACCCCCTAGAGGTTATTGATCAAGCACTGCAAGACGTGGGCATCGACTCCGCAAAGATTGACAGCACAACGTTCTCGCCAGGCAACTTTTCCGATATCTCTCACTATTGCTTCAGCTCATACGGTCTGAATGGCTTCATGACCGCAGAGGATGCGGATGCTTTGCCAGTCAGGCCAAGCGAAGATGACACAGCATGGACAGGCGGATGGCTCGCAACTATTCCACAGTCGGGCGTCGCAAGGGTTCTACCCGATAAGTTCCTCGAAGAATATTGTCAGCTGACTCAGTCAATTCTTTCGGTCTCATCGACGGGCACGCTTAAGATGCTGAAGTTTGACTCAAGCGCTTCGGTGGTTCACCACTTCACCGTGGATGAGTATCACAGTCTGGAGCAGGACCCCAAGCCGGCTCTGTACAACGTGGTAGAGGTGAACCTTGGCAGGGGCTCTAGGCAAACGCCGTTCATTTTGAAGGATGCCACCTCAATCACAAATTACGGCGAGCACGTCGCATCAATCGAAAGCGTTTATCTTTGCCCCTCGGTGCACGGGGAGTTTGCTAACCGGATCGATCAGCCATCCACCGGCGACGCTTCTATAACTGGCCCCGGAGTCAGTGGATTCGCTGGGACTCGAAACCTGACGACGTCTCAGGTGGCTGCCGACAAGGTGGACGCCGATAATCCGTTTTTCGGGCTTTTTCGAAGCGAGGTCTTAAAGTTTACCAGCAACACGGTCGAGGGCACGATCAACTCTCCTCGCGCCTCCTATCGCCAATACAACGAAGACGGGGCGCCGATCTCAGCATCTGTGGCCTCGGTATCAATTGACTTGAAAGGTATGGCCACAAGGCCATTTGCGGGCTCTGAGGCTACAGAGGACCAGTTTGCAGGGCTCTTTGTTGACATCACCGCGGTATACAACTTTTGCGTGGATACTTTGACGCGTTTCAGCAACAGCGCACCAAAAATTAAGTTCACCGTGGGCCTCGAGTTTGTAAACGTTGAGCTTGGCGATCTTATCTCAATTGACAATAATTTCTTCGTATCTCCTGAGCTGCGTCTTAACTCTCTTGATTCAAGCGTTAAGTTTGAAGTTGTAGGCAAAGAGGTGCTGCCGGTTGGAGACGAAGTCGGCATCGTTTTGCACTGCGTATATGCGACCAAGTCCTCTGCGCCAGGTACATCAATCTCTGTGATTACGCCTCCATTCGTTAAGCAGTCACTGCTCAGCGACTCGCTGGTCAGGGCCGGAGAAATCAAGGCCGGCATGGATCACGCAGTTTTAAATGGGCTGAACGTTGCAGCAACGAGCGGCCTTGGATTCTCTATTGCCGCCGGGGCTTTGACCACTGGATCTACGGTTCGGGAAACCTCTGAAACCCTGACGATGACGGCGACCGCCAGCAAGCACACATACATCGGAATCGATGGTTCAAGTGGCGTCGTTATGTTTAACGAAGTGGCAACGTCGGCCGATGAGCCAATTCTATCTCCTAATGAAATTAGACTGGCCAAGGTCGTGAGTGACGGCAGCAGCGTCACATCGGTGGTTGACCTGCGGCGCCTCGGCGCCATCACATCGAGCCAGTTCAATCGGGAGCTGTTGTCACCAAGCGATGGAATTTTATGGAATGGCGGTTTTGAGGATTGGCCAGACCCTGGAAAAGACCCGACCGCATGGGAGAACACCGGCGACGGTGTGGCGGTCACAGACTTCGCACGAGAAACCAGCGTTGTTCACTCCGGCGGCGTGTCTTTGAAGATGAAGAATACCGGCGAGAGCCTGGTGTTTTTCAGCGACTTCATACCAATTGACAGCTCGCAACCTTATCGAGCGAGTCTGTGGGTGAGGCAGACGGGGAGCGTAACAATGAGGTCTGACGTTTTTTGGTACACGTCAGCCAAGGTGGCAGCTTCTACTAGCTCAGCGAGCATCACGAACGCAGCAAACTCCGCAAACAACGTATGGGAAAACAGAAGCACGATTCTGACGCCGGGATCTGATGTGGCTTACGCAAAAATTAAGCTGACGCGGCCGTTGAGCCCTGGCGCTGACTGCTACTGGGATGACGTGACGCTTCGTCCGGAGGCGCCGAGTTTCAGAGCGCGTGCTCCGTCAGCTGGCGGCGGCTCAAGCATCACAAAAGACACGGACACTGATTTAATTTTTGGCACCGATATACATGATTATGGGGCGGTACACGACACGTCAAACGGTCGATTCACGGCGCCAAGCGCAGGGCTCTATGAGTTTAATTTGACGGTGCAGGTTACTTGCACCGGCGGCGAAGCTTCCATGATAGCCGGATATCTCTTTAAAAACGGGTCGAAGTTTGCAGTTGCATTGGGCGGAACGCACAGCGCCGGTGCCTTCTCGGCGTCGGTCACCGTGGCAAGTGGCCCGATGGAACTGGCCAAAGGCGATTATATTACGCCGGCGGTTTTTGTTGGAAACCGAAATGCAACGCTCGCAGCAGACCCGGACGATAGTTATTTTAGTGGACGAAAAATTTCATGAACAGGCGCAGCAAAATACCCGGTTGCGCCAGGGTTGGGCAGTGCTTTTTTTTGGTTTCCTTACATTGCCCAACCCACTACAATCTAACTGTTGCAAGGCAGTCGGCAGCCGCTGCAACTTTTAACCCGTAAGGGAGGAGATGACCGATGGCATCAAGAGGCACTACTGAATCCAGCAAGGCTTACACTACATCCGCAACTACGATTATGGAATTTGACTGTCCGCACACATCAAAGCGCGGCGTGGTTTTCTTCCTTTATCCGAGCACGGTCGGCACAGCTACCTTCAGCTATATCGAGCCAGATGGCACAGCTCGGACAATGCAGACGACAGCTTGCGCGGCCAACGATTTGACAACGGTGACGTTTAACTTTCCCATCTCACGAGTCAGGCTTGCGTACCAAGGGACGAGCAGCGGCGGAACAATTAACGCGGAAGGTCGAGGTCACTAATGCCAAAAATAGTACAATACAATTTGCCTCCAGGTGGAACCGTTACCCAACTGGCAGACAATCAGGTGGCAGCCCTGGAAATTGAGGGCTCGGATGGTAAAGATTATCTGATCATAAACACCGTCGATGGCAGCGAGCAGATGGAAATCGGTTCCGGTTCTGGGACTAGCGACGTGTGCAAAGTTTCCATCGGTGCAAACCCTGGAACCGTTGGCGAAGTTTTTAGGGTTCGCCAAAGCTATACGGCCGACTCGTTAGCGCTTATCGAAAACACCGGAGCAGGAGTTGCGCTTGATGTTTCAAGCGGCACAACTTCGTCTGCTATTGACGTTATGACCATAAAAAACGGGGATGGAGTTATTGCTGCGTTCAACGCTGATCACAGACTTAAGTTAAGCAATCCCACGCATGAGAATACGGACGGCGGGCGCGAATCGACCATCGTTTGGTCTGGCGAAAAAGCCGATGGCACCGCGCACCATCTTGCTGAAATTGTGGGCTCACATAGAGGCTCAAGTGATAACCAAAACGGCCAGCTTATAATCAAGTTAAACAGCGGCTCAAGTGGCACTAGTCTTTCGGGCTATCATTATTTCGACGGCGCATCAGCCAACGTTGGTTTTAACGGTTCATTTCAAAACGGTTACCGCTTAACGCTTAACGGCAACGATTCGAACCCCGGTATGCTTATTAGAAACTCTTCGGCTAGTGATTCTGATCTTTCAGGTAAAACCCGAATTGATTTTCAGCGGCGCCAAAGTGGAAACGAATATTCTGAAGCGGCACGAATTGAATCGCGTCACGATGGCGCTAGTGATGATACTTTGGGCGAATTTGCAATCAGCACAAACACCGGCTCAGGGTTGCAAGAACAGCTTGTTATTAACAGCGCTGGAAATGTTGGCGCTCGTAAGTTCCAAGGTATTCCCGGAATTGCTTCAGATGTTCACCTATTAGGCGCGGGTGCGTCGGGTGATGTAAAAATAAATAACGGTGATGGGCGTGATGTAATTATTTACAACGGATCATCAACTCAAGTGGCAAAAGTTGATGCAAGCGCGGCACTTCTTCAGCTGACTGGCCCGGGTGGAACAACCGGAATGGCTGCTCCAACTGGTGCAGGTGCTCCTGTGCTTTTTCTTGAATCAAGCACAGCCAACTCGTCCGATCGCTGCACCTTGCTGATGAATGCCGACGGTGGCAATGGCTGTCAAGTTGATATGTTTGTTAGCGATGACCGTAAACTAAACATACAAGCAACTGCATCAGAACAATCGATCATCGCCGAAGATACGCTCGTTATCAAAAGCGAATCCGATAGTGCTACCCGCATCAGCGTTGGGGCTTCAAACTTCAACGTTCAAGACTTGGCAACGATTCACGCCAAGAATTCAGCCGATGCAGTTGGCGCAAGCTATGAGTTTCGCAAATCAAGACACGCTGGGGATGGTTCGCACACCATTGTAAATGATGACGATGTGTTGGGGGAAATTAAGTTCAGCGGTTCTGATGGTGACAGCTTCGAAGGAGCGGCCTCTATTAAATGCAGGGTGGACGGAACCCCGGCAGATGGTAAAATGCCGGGTGACCTTGTTTTCTCAACGTCTCCCAACACCACCACGGGAGGTCATACCCTCGGCGATATGGTGGAGCGTTTAGTGATTGATGACCTAGGGCAACCAGCCTTCAAAACTGATACAGCTCAATTGTTGGGTCTTGACCGTTGGTTGAGCGGGTCGGTTACAAACTATGGAGCACTGCGAACCGATACTAACGGCATAACCATGCTCGTAACAAAGGGCGGGAATAATTCCAACTTTTCTATTCACGCTAATTACGTGCAACGGTTCAACTTTGCATCTGATGCAGGGTTTCAAATTTATAATGGGCACGCCGTACCATCTTCTAGCGTCACAGATGGCGTTATCCTCTACGCCGAAGATGTATCCAGTAGCAGCGAACTAAAGGTAAGGGATGAAGCCGGAAACGTAACCACGTTATCGCCTCACAACTTTTCAATGACAGAGCGCTCCGACCCTATGGCGTGGTCGCATTATGGGAAAAACCCATTCGTGGGTAAAGAGATCAACGTAGATATGCTGGCAGTGGTCAAAGCAGTTGAACAGCTGTCTGGCCAAACCTTTATTCAAGAGCGTGATTTAGACCCCGCCGAATGCAGAGATTGGGACACCGAAGAACAGGCTCGTGTTGCAAAGTCGCAAGCGGCGATTGACGAGTGGGAAAACGAAGCACCGGAAGAACGCGGCGAAAAACCAAGGCCCGAGCTTTACGTTGCTCAACCTAAACCAGATTGGATGAATTGAAATGGCAAAGAAGCAGCTTAATCAAATTGAAATTATCCTTGTAAAAAATATCAGCACCGGCCAAACCGCTGGCGAGGTGAAGGCCTATTGCTACAGTGAAGACCTGGAGGCGCCGTTCATGGTATCGATGCCAATCGGAGGAGCTGATTCGATTATTGAAGATGCAATAAATGCAATGAAGGAACACATGGCTGATGGCGGCAAGCACGAAGTTGTCGACGCGCCACCTCCACCACCTCCACCACCAGAAGAAGAAGAGGCAGGCTAAAATGGAAGATGCACTCATCCAAAGCGGAGGAACAGCAGGTCTTATCGCTGCCATTTGGGGAGTTGCAGCGGCTATCAAACAGCACAAAGAAAAGAACAACGGCGGCAGCACATACACTAGAATCACTATATTAGAAAATAAGGTGAGCGAGCTCCAAGAGGAGCTGAAAGCTGCCAATGAGAAGCTGGTCAAAACTCACAGAGATGTATGTGAGTTCAGAGAGGAATTCAGGATATTCCTGACCCGACAAGAGACGCGAGAAGAGATGAGACGGGAGATGCTAAAATGAAACCTGGAATCAAAACGAGTGAGATGGTCATTACTATTTTGGGACTGGTCAGCGGTTGCCTAATGGGCAGCGGAGTTTTCGGAGACAGTGAGATCACTCAAATTATTGGGGGCATCCTGGCAGCCGTGTGCGGCTCCAGCTATACAATGGGCCGCAGCCTGGTTAAAGGCAAAGAGGCTATTGGAGCAGCCCAGGTTCAGGCAGCTCGTGAGCTTGTAAAAAAGCAGGAGCCCAAGAGCTGATAGATGCGGCTGTCTCTGGGGCGAATAAAGCTGCCGCGATGGCGCCGGGTTCGGGACTCCTTTCGGTTGGCGTGGGCGTTGTTTCTGATGTCGGGCAGCTTAATGCTTCTCTTAGCACTCGAATTAATGAAAGCGTGTCTCTCTTTGCCAGCGGAAGCGTGGACACGACTAAGAATTGGCAGGCAATGACTGGATTGAAGGTGGAGTGGTGACGTGGGCAAAGTTGGCCAATATTTCAATTCATCAGAGTTCGCTTGTCCTTGCTGCAAGATATCAAACCCAAGCCAGCTGCTCGTCAGCATTTTAGACGAGACAAGAAAGTCTTTGGGCGTGCCATTGAGGATCAGCAGCGGTGTCCGATGCCCTGCAAGAAACCAGGCGGTCGGGGGTGCGTCGCTCTCGTGGCATTTGCCGCGGGACGGAGTTGGCTATGCGGCCGACGTGACTTATTCAGATCATACACGGCGGCACGGCGAGCATATTTTAAGGCTGTATATTGAGCTGGAGAATGTGGCGAGGCGCCGGGGCGTGAATTATGGACTGGGCTTATACAGCTCCTGGTGTCACATCGACACCAGAGGAGAGCTTGGCGGGGGGATGGCACGATGGTCCAAATACAGTTGGCCGCGTTGAGTCTTGCTCAATACTTCATTTGCAACGGATACGTTTGCGCAATCGTTTGATGGGTCCGGCCAGGTCCGGCCAGGTCCGGCCAGGTCCGGCCAGGTTCGGCCAGGTTCGGCCAGGTTTGGCCAGGTTTGGCCAGGTTCGGCCAGGTTCGGCCAGGTTCGGCCAGGTTCGGCCAGGTTTGGCCAGGTTCGGCCAGGTTCGGCCAGGTTTGGCCAGGTTCGGCCAGGTTCGGCCAGGTTTGGCCAGGTTCGGCCAGGTTTGGCCAGGTTTGGCCAGGTTCGGCCAGGTTTGGCCAGGTTTGGCCAGTCTCTCGAAAAAATGGCCCCGCCCTAAGTTTATAAAATCTTGAATCTGTTTGAGGGATTCGCAAAACTTCACATTCTTGCGGGCGGGGCCGGTAATCACTCTTTATAGGCCGCCTCTATCTTACGTCGCAAGTTCTCCCGGGCATACTTTTCATATCCCTCTCTGATCAACATCGCGACGCCAACGGCTCCAAAGAATCCAAGCATCCAGCCAATAAAACTCCCCATTTGTTACCCCATCAAAAGCAAGCGACGAACTACCCCGGGACGCCGAGCTGGCGCCTGGCTTGCTGCCGATCGCTCTAGTATCTCTTCGGCGACACTGAGCCCGCGGAAAGCTGCTCGCAAAGTGTCCACCGACTCCCTGTAAATTTCCGCCACCTTACCATAATCTTCGTTGTCGATGCACCAACTACGCCCAACAAACTCAGATCCAAGGGCGGCGGAGTTGTTGCAGGCCTGCTCGATGACCTGCATAAGGTTTTGGATGTTTTGAAGGTCTATTTGTTCTTTTGATTCCTTGTTTTTACCCATCACTCAGCTCCCGCAATTATGGCGGCCAGTCCGGCGCGGTCCTCTTCACTGATCTGTTCAAGCTCATGCCGGTCACCGACCGCAGCCCGTTCGAGGGCGAAGCTCCTTTGAAGCCCAAAGTGCGCGACGGTCATCGCGACAGCGGCAACAAACAGCAGTCCTTTAAACCACCAAAGATCATCAATCTTCTCTTGCTTAGGCGCACCGAGGCGCCGCTCTCCAATATCTCTCATCATATACCCCTTATTTTTTTGGCCTTACTTGGCCTTTTCTTTCTCTTCCTCGCCGGACCAGTTTTTTCGACTATTGGCCCGACCTAACTCGTAAGCCTTGCGAGGAAGAGGATTCAAACACTTTTCACAAAGCCAGTATGGTTTCCCATCAGCCTTTGTTAATTTCAAAGTTACATCGGTGCGAATACATCCCTGACAGTAAGATGTTTTTTTTAACATCACCGCCGCCAGCTTCCTGGCTCGTGGTATTCGTGCATCGCATTCTTGCGCTGGTGATTAAGAACCTCCGAACGCAGGCGATCAAGCATTGCTCGATTCTGTCGACGCTCCCAGACCGCAAAAGCACATAAGACGGTGCCTATGATGCCCACGGTATAAATAAAAATTTCCATTCTATCCCCCAAAGACAGGAAGCGCCTGGCTCCCAATCTGGTTATATTTGGCGCAGCCCTTCCGCTGCTCCTCCCCACTGAGTGGGTCGCCACTTAAGCGACAAACCCAAGTTCCCCCTTGGCTCTCAATTATTGGCCTGCCGTGCTTGCAGCTTCGACAGGTCTTCACAGGGCCAATTATTTCTTGCTGGCATGCCTCGCGGTGATGACACCAACGACACTGATAATAGTCCTCTCGCTCTGAAATTTTAGCCGGAGGCTCTGACGCTTCTATGATTCTTCGAGCTTTTTCAACCAGCTCCCCTGCGTAGTATCTGTCATATTCTCCTCTCTCGTAATAAATTCGATCGTCGTCTTTGCAGACAGCAAAGTAGGCCCATCGGCTCAGTCCAAACAAATGACAGTAAAGCTGCATCTGTGCATAGTGCATGGGCTTTGATTTTCTGACTCGCTTCTTTTCAAGGTCGTCAAACGACTTTTTGTTATGAGTTTTGAACTCGGCGCAGTGCCAAGTTTTAGGAGCCTCTTTCAAGCCCAATAGGGCCGCGTCCATTGAGCCTCCCAGGTGGCCACCTAAGGCGCTGGTGCGCCACTGCCGTCCTAAGTCTGGCCCCTCGCTTACTTGGACACCCGCCGAACGTAAGTCTGAGATAAGCCAGGTTTCTTCAATCTCGCCGCGACGGAAGAGACGCAAGATTCTGCCGTCAAATTCAGGCGGACGCCACCATCGCCAGCTGTACCAAATCTTTCTTTCACAGTCGTCGCCTAAACCAGAACAGCCCAAATGGTCACGCTGCCACGGGCTAGCGGCTCGATGAATTTGGTGATAGATCTCAGCTATGGTTGGCGGCTGCATCTTCGGAAGTTTCGCCATCATATACCCCCGGCCGGTGGGTGCGAATCACACCCACCGGCTCCTAGATAGTTTTCAGAATGGGACGTCGCCCTGAGCTGTTTTCCCGCCCCATGGTGGAGCTGCTTGAGGCTCGCCCGCAATCGGTGCGTTTGCCTGCATTGGTTGGTTCATAACACCCTGTTGAGCCGGAGCTGGGTAATAAGACTTAATGGAATTTGCTGCTTCGTATCCGTTACTTGCAGGCTTAGTTTTAACCAGAATCACGACTGGCCTTTGGTGAATCTCGCTAGAGTCTTGAGGCGCCGCGCCAAGCCCGGCGGCTCGAACGGCCTTTCTCCAGGTCTCTCTTCCAATTCTTTGAGCGTCATCGCTCGTATGAATCAAAGTAATTTTGTCCCATATGAGGCGCCGCTCGTGTGGACCGCTTTGAATCTGCCAAGTCAGCTCAAGAAGGTAGCCCTTTGGCACAGGCTTGCCTTTCGCCTTCCCATTTTTGTCAACTGGCTGATACATCCCCTTGGTTGGCACTAGCTTAGAGTCAATCACCTTAGCCAGGTACTTGCCCTCGGGCAGAAGATCATAGCCCGAGCCTGCATCCGGTCCAATCTCAACGTTAGACATGTCAATGTGTGATAAGTTTGCCATTTCATTTTTCTCCTAGAATTTTAGTTTTAATATGCGACAGGTCGCATGGTTCAAAAAGATCAAGCGCACCGCTTCTGTCTTTAGCGGTGTGCGTTCCATTCGCTCCGGTTTGAAGCCATCTCTGAACGTTGCCCTCTTCATCGGTGTGGACGCGAAGAGCAAATACCTCGTCAAAGAAATAGGGTAGTTGCTGAGTCAAGTTCTTGCCTGGCATGCTTGGGCCGTAGACCATCGAACCGTCATCGAGTTGCAGCCTCTCTTGTTTGGCAGTCATATAAACGTGTTTCTCAGGCAAGTCTCGAAACGCCCGAATGATAGAGGTCATCGTGTCAGCCATCTGGCCATAAGCTCTTGGGCCGTGCTTATTTTCTTCTTTGTGATGAGCCAGAGAAACCTCTGCAATCTCAGAAATAGAATCTATGCAAACCCATTCTATTCCCGCGGCTTCATCTGAGTTGACCAGCCACTTGTAGGCCTCTTGCATGTCTGCGATGCTTTTTACCTCTATCGCAATCAGGTCATGGTCCCGAAGTGAAAGCAGGCCTCCCTCAGCACTGATCACCACCGTGGGTCCACCGGTCGTTGCAGCAAGTCTTGTCTTACCGCCACCGCTGCCCGAGTAAACTGTCATCTTTAGGAAATGCCGAAGCAAATCGTTGGTTCTAGTTATCTTCATAAAGTTTCCTTGCGCAGTTAAAATGCCCCGGCCAGTTTGCGCGACTGACCGGGGCCTGACCAGTTAAGCCGAAGGGTTCAAGCCTCGCCGGTCAGTCTGAATTTGTCGTGAGATTCATTGTGAACTACAAAGCCACCGTCGTTTGCATCGTAGCGCTTAATCTTAACTACATCGGGCTTGATGCTCAGCGCCTCTACCCAGCCGTGTACTATGTGAAAAACCTCGACCTTGCCGCGAGAGCGTCGCATCTTATACGCCATTAGAGCCATCGTTGCCTCCTCTTGCTTTTGCTAGATAAAAACGACACACACCCAAGGCCATCAGCCCTGTTATGACTGGGGTCTCCTCCACAAAAATCTCGCCGTTATTGTCTACGTTGAGAGTCGGATGCCCATAAGCGTTCATCGATGAAGATTCCACATCGCTCATCGCCTCGTTTAAAAGCGCCACAATGTTTTCGACTACCTCAAAAGTCTTCTCCTTGGGCTTCTCCTCCGCTGACTGTTCTAGTTTTTTTAAGATTTGGAGGTGTGGACAGTTTCGCCTGTCGTGACCCAGCTGCCCACAGTACGTGCAGCGCCTTGGTGCCCTCTTTTTACCCATCATAATACCCCTTGTTTTTTAAGTTCAATTTTAGCAATCGCTTGTGCGTTGCTGTCGGCGTGAGTAATTCCATACCCACGAATATCGCCGATAAAAAAATATGCGTCTGAATGTGGCCGGTACTCGTACACGTCGTTGCAGGCCCAATCGATTCTATACTTGTCGGGGCCAGTCTCGAAATCGCCGCCCAGTCGCGAAATGGTGCGCTGTGCAGCCTGGCGTTCGTATCGCTCGTGCTCTATTTGATTGAGCAAGAGTTGTCGGTCTGCCATTGCCTCACGGTGATCTATGCGTTCTGCCTGCAGCTCGTCTTCCGCGATTCTGGCTCGCGCCTTCCAAACCTCAACCTCCTCCCTTAACTTGGTGATCAGTTGCATCGCTCTAAGTGGCTTATGGTAACGCTGATGTGTGGCGACAATTAATTCGACGCCGTGCAGAGTCTGGTAAAAAGCACCTTGATATTTGAATCGAAAAACTTTGACGTGGTAGTCTTCGTCCTCAAAAAGGTCCTCGGCAATTTGCTCTCGGTCGCTATGACTGAGGTCTTGCCAAGATTTGATTGATTGGTTCCTTTGCATCGTTCTTCCCTTCTTTTGTTTACTTTATAAGTCCCAGGACAGCCCGGAGGCTCTCCCGGGCTTCGTCTGTTGTGCCGGCGTTCCAAGTCCTGATTTCAGTTTCAAGGTCTATCGCGAGGGCTTCGGCCTGGGTGTCTGTCAGGCCGCCGAACACCTTGGATACCAACCAAGGCGCGATAGTGCTGTCTCCCTGCGCGATGCAGCGAACTTCAACTGGACTTATGTTCTTGAGCAGGTGGCGCAATGAATACCGGTTTCTTAGAAATGCTTTCATCTTCGTTCTTTCCTTTGGCTCTGGCTTAGTAGATATCGGCGAGATCGCTATAGGTGCCGTCGGTGAAGTCTACGCAAATCACCAAGCCGCAGTCGTCTTTGTCTGCAATGAATACTTCCGATACTGTCTTTGGAGCTTCGTAAGCCCGGGACCGGACTTTTTGACCAACAAGTTTCTTGGCTTCGTTAAGCTTGGCGAGTGTTTCTTTGTCTAAGTGCATCTTCTTTCCTTCGTTCGGTTCGGCGCCTCCGCCTGACATCATTATAGTTTCATGTATTGCATTTGACGTCAAACGTTTTAGCATGATAAAACAAACAAAACACAAACAAAAGGAGCCTTTATGGCTGAAAGTACGGTATACGGAATTAAAATTTCCACTGAAATTCTAGAGCGAGCGGACAAGATGGCCGTGGACTTAAGTAAAGACGTGAGACGTTTCCCGAGTGGAGACGCCGGTCGCGCTGACGTGATGCGTCTTGCTATCGTCCTGGGTCTGGATGCACTTGAGGCTCAGAGAAAATAACTCAAAGAGGGGGTAATAATGATGGCAAATTTCACGGCAGCGCAGTGGTGCGAACTGGCTGCAATATTTGATGGACGCTTGCTGCGCGGCGAGCGAGGCACAAACGCAATCAAGACGGAAGGCTGGAATCTATTCAGCACCGGAAACACTGTCTCGGCGGAAGAGCTAGAGACAATTGACGGCGAGGCGCCTGCATTTAACTTAGGAATTCGGACTGGCCGCGGGCTCGTCGTCGTCGATATTGATAAGCCTGAAAAAGAGCCTTTGATTCGAGGCATCGTGGGGCACAGTAATTTCGAAGTCCAAACGCCAAGGGGGCGGCACCTTTATTTTAGAACGGACCCAGGCGCTAAGATTCCATCTAGAATTATGGGAGGAGTTGATATCTTCTGCAGCCCGAGCGGCGATAGTAACAAAGGCAGTTACGTGGTGGCGCCGGGCAGCGTGAGGACTGCGGATCAGGACCTTAAGCTGAAAGGTTATGGGGTAGAGCGAGCGGTATATGACCTGGTGGTCTTTGATGGGATTGATGAGTTCGAGGACCTTGCTTACCGCTCGCCGGATGTAATCTTTGAACTCATGAAAGCTATTGGGACCAATGGGCCCAATGGGCCGGGTTTTCCAGCTAAGGCCCAGCTTCCAAGAAACATATTTGATGTGTCGGATGTCAAGATACCTCACGACGGAAGCCCGGTCGGAGAGAACGAGGGGAGAAATAACGCCGCGGCCTCCCTCGTTGGCCAGTTCATTCACGAAGGCGACGACTTCAATAAGGCATTTAAGAAGGTGGCAGAATGGAATGATGCTAACCCGGTGCCTCTTGATGGCAGGGAGCTCCATAAAACGGTGGCCTCTGTTTTTAAAACGCATCAACGCAATCATCCCGAAGACAAGCCCATCGAGCCTGCCGCTGAACCTATTCGTATAAAAAAGCCGAAAACAGTAATCAGTGCGCTGCCGGCGAAGCTGCACACTATCCCTGGGGTCTTGGGGGACTTCGTGCGCTGGTACATGACAACGGCACCGGCGCCACACGTAGAGATGGCAGTACAGTCAGCCCTTGCGCTGGGAAGCGTGGTGTTGGGCCGAAAGTATGTGACGACCGAGTCAAACTTCACCAGCCTTTATTTTCTAACCGTCGCCAAAAGTGGGACCGGTAAAGAGTATGGCAAGAAAGCGGTGGAGAAGATTCTGGATGCCGCGGGTCTTGATGAATTGATCGGGGGCAGCGGTTACACGAGCCCTGGAGCAGTCTATTCGGAGCTGCGAGACAGGCCAACGCATATTACGGTCATCGACGAGTTTGGAAAGTACCTGCAGGCCTGCAGCGCATCGGGTAACAGCCAATTGCAGGAAGCGGTGACGACGCTAGTCGAGGCCTTCGGGCGACTAGATGGAACACTTAGGCCTCGGGCATATAGCTCGATGGGTTTGACAGAGAAGCAGCGCGGGGACGTTGAGAGGCTCAAGGTAACCAGGCCTGCGATTACTTTGTATTCGATGACGACCCCAAAGCAGTTTTATTCCGCGATTGGGGAGGCTGATATCGAGGCCGGTATGTTGGGACGGTTTCTTGTCGTCAACTCTCCGGCGGAGTGCGGTGCTCGAAAGAGGGGCCAGACCAAAGCAGCTCCTCCTGCGGGAGTCGTCCGGTGGGCACAATCGATGCGCGATGCCGGAAGAGGAAATTTGCCCGGCGTCGAGGTGCACGATGTGGCGCCGAAGACAGTGGAGCTAGAGTTTGCCCCAGAGGCATATGAGGTGCTGGATGCCTTCGAGGCTGAGACCGTCAAGAGGCGCCGAAAGCTCGCGAACAGTGGCATGGATGTCCTTTTGGCTCGCTCGGTCGAAATCGCGATGCGGCTGTCCGCAATAGTGGCCTGCTCTAAGACATCGCCCAAGATAGACCGGGAGGCGATGGAGTGGGCCGTTGCGTACAGCGGGCACGCATTCAACGGGCTGGTCAAGGCCGTGGGCACGCAGATGACAGGCTCCGAGTTTGGCGCAAGGCGTCAAGCTGTACTCGAAGCAGTGTTGGCCGCGGGCGAGAGAGGGATGACGGAAAGAGAAATAAAAAGAAGGTTTAGGAATCTTAAGCCGAAAGAGCACGCAGAGGTTGTCCGGGCCCTGGTGGACGCGGGGGAAATTGCTCTGATTGAAATTCAAACTAAAGGAAGAAAGCGAGTCGCATTTGTGGCCGTGGAGGAAGAGGCATGAAACACATAGTTATGTTCAGCGGCGGGCTTGGCTCGTGGATGACTGGGAAGATTGTCGCGGAGCGTCACGGCACCGATGATTTGATTCTTTTATTCGCCGATACCCTTATCGAGGACGAGGACCTTTACAGGTTTTTGGAGGAGGGGGCCGAGAGCATTGGGGGCGAGTTTTTAAGAATCGCTGAAGGACGAACACCCTGGCAGGTCTTTTTCGACACTCGCTTCTTAGGAAACTCGCGAGTTGGAAACTGCTCTAAGATATTGAAAAGAGAGTTTATTCGAAAATGGATTGAAGAAAGATACAAGCCCGACGAGTGCGTGATGTATCTGGGTATTGATGGGATGGAATCACACAGGCACGACCGTGCAGCAAACTGGTGGCAGCCCTACACCGTCGTAAGCCCGCTGTGCGAGCCGCCGTTTGTAAGTTACGGCCAGATTAAAGAGAAGCTGAAGGAAGAGGGGATCCGAATACCGCGGCTCTATGAGCTGGGCTTTGCGCACAATAATTGTGGAGGGTTTTGCGTTCGAAGCGGTCAAGGTCAATTTGAGCACCTGCTTAGAGTGATGCCGGATAGGTATGCTCACCACGAGGCGAAGGAAAAAGAACTTCGTGAATACCTTGAAGCAGACGTGGCAATCCTTCGAGACAGGACTGGCGGAACCGTCAAGCCGCTGCCGTTAACTGAGTTCAGAAAGAGAGTGGTGGCGAAAGACCCCCAGCTAAATCTTCTCGAATGGGGCGGATGCTCTTGCCTCGTCGGAGACCTCGAAGATTGAGCTGAAACGCTTATCATGGTATAATTTCTTAGAGCCGATGCCTTCGGCCTAGAATTAAACCAAATATCTAAAACTTGTGGCACTTTTGTCCGGAGCCGGGACAGAAGTTCGGACAGAAGTTTCTTTTAACTTTCAAAGCTTTGAATCATTTTTACCCTTGTGCACGGTGACTACCCCCTCCCAGTCTGCGCGATGCTGGAAAAAGCCGAGAGGTTTGGCGAGCTAAGTAAGGGGGTATCCCCCGGACAGATGACAGAAGTAAAAGAAATGAATTAATAAACATATATAAATCAAATGGATAACAGATAAACTCAAGGCCAAACTTTTGGCCCAGCTCTTGGACAAAAGGGACGAAAGTTTTATCGGTAAAATGTACGTTTGACGCAGGCAGTCACATTTTATTTTTGCCAGGAATGGCCAGGGGAGGCCAGGCGCGGCCAGAATCTTGAAGGCCAGAGGTGGCCAGGTCCGGCCAGAGGCGGCCAGCGATGGCCAGCGGCGGCCAGGGATGGCCAGACGAGTCCAGTGATTTCTTGGCTCAACGCGTCATGGATAAAATTATTATGGCCAGGCGCGGCCAGGGATGGCCAGGGCAGGCCAGAGATGGCCAGGGGCGGCCAGAGATGGCCAGATGTAAGACGGCTTTGAACGATGTTTTCTGACAGATATTTGAAAAAAATTTTTTAAGGTCCAGGGGCGGCCAGAGGTGGCCAGCGATGGCCAGGGGAGGCCAGCGGCGGCCAGGGACGGCCAGGGACGGCCAGTGAAAAAATTGCATGGATAAAATAGACCCCTTTTTGGGGCCTATTAAACCCATGTGACTTTGGGTCTTGTGATTGATAAAGTTTTGCGGGGGTATGCCATGATCAAGGACAAAACACTGAGAAATTGCGAGCGATGCGAGTGCGTTTGGCGCGGGACCATTTTTTGCCCCGAATGCAAAGAACCCACTGGCGAGCCTATCAACGAGGCCCTGTATGAAGATTACCTTCAACTTATTCTGACTTTGATGCCTGAAGACACACGGCACGATAACTAAACCCCGTCTCGGGTTGGTTGTTATTTTTTCGATTTTCTTTACAATGCGAAGCAGGGGGAACGATGGCAGAGCCGAAGAAGAAAAGAATCAACGCTAAGGCGAAAGGCACTCGGCTGGAGCACAGAACTATGAAGGTTCTGGAGGCAGCTGGGTACAAATGCTGCCGCAGTGCAGCAAGCCTTGGCGAGTGGGACGTTATCGCTGTGGGTCCGACTAACGTGCGACTGGTTCAAGTAAAGGCGAACCGCCGCCCCGGAAGCGTGGAGATGGAGGCGCTGAACTCTTTTGTGGCGCCGGAAAACTGCAGCCGAGAGGTGTGGGTATGGAAAGACCGAGCCCGACAGCCAATCATTGAGGTGCTTTAATGGAAACCCAAAGAATTAATATCTCAGACTTAGCGTGCGATCCCGCAAACGTTCGTGCTCACGACGGGAAAAACCTTGATGCAATCAAGGCCAGTCTAAAAAGATTTGGACAGCAAAAACCTATTGTCGTGGACGAAAAGGGAGTTGTTATTGCTGGAAACGGAACCCTTACCGCGGCAAGGGCCCTTGGCTGGGATGCAATCAACATTGTCCGAACGGAGCTCGCTGGGGCAGAGGCTACAGCATATGCAATCGCGGACAACAGGACCGCCGAGCTTGCCGAGTGGGACGATGAAGCCTTGGCTAAACAACTTAGTGCTTTGCAGATTGAAGATGAAGCACTGGTGGAGGCTGCCGGTTTTTCTGAGGCAGAGCTTTCTGCCTTAGTTGATGAGGTGACAGGGCTTACTGAGGGCAACACAGATCCGGACGAAGTTCCCGAGCTACCTAAAGAGCCAAGCACTCAAGTGGGGCAGATTTGGAGACTTGGAAATCACAGGTTGATGTGCGGGGACTCGACTTGTGCCGAGGACGTTGAGGCTCTGATGGACGGGGAGAAGGCGGGCCTATGGTTGACGGATCCTCCATACAACGTCGATTACACAGGCAAAACAAAAGACGCGATGAAGGTCGCAAACGACTCTATGAAGGACGAGGCCTTTCGAAACTTTCTAAATGATTCGTTTTCATTGGCTTTCGAAAGCATGGCCCCCGGCGCATCTTTTTACGTTTGGCACGCCGACTCGGAGGGCTACAACTTCAGGGCTGCAATAAGGGACCAAGAGCAGACAGTCAGGCAGTGCTTAATTTGGAAAAAGCAGAAAATGGTCATGGGTCGGCAGGATTACCACTGGCAGCACGAGCCTTGCTTGTATGGCTGGAAAGCCGGAGCAGCTCACGGATGGTACTCGGACAGGAAGCAAACAACCATTTTAGAGTTTGACCGGCCTGATAGAAACGGCGAGCACCCAACAATGAAGCCGGTTGAGTTGTTTGCTTATTTAATTAAAAACAGCTCGGCGCCTCAATCTGTTGTTCTGGATACCTTTTTGGGCAGCGGCACGTCTTTCATTGCCGCAGAGCAGACTGGCCGCAAATGCTATGGGATGGAATTGTCGCCGGCATACTGTGACGTGGTAATCAAACGATGGGAAGACTTCACGGGGCAGACTGCAGAGCTGGTGAATGGTTAAAAGGTCAAAAGCCAAGCCGAGAAAAAAGCCCGGTCGCAAGCGGAAGGTTTTGACGGACGAGGCAAAGGATAAGTTTCTCAAGGCTATCCGTCTCGGCTGCCCAATCAAAGACGCATGCGGATGCGCTGGCTTCAGCGAAGCGTGGTTTTACGAGGAGAAAAGCCGAGCAAAGGACAATCCCAGACTAGAGGCGAGTAAGCGTTTTTTGGAGTTTTTGGAGCGCATAAAAGAGGTAGAAGGCGAGGCTACAAACCGGTGGCTAGCCATGGTTGAAAAGGCAGCCATGTCAGGCACTTGGCAAGCGGCAGCTTGGAAGCTGGAGCGACGCAGGGGAATGACGCTCAAGGTACAACAAGAAATATCAGGCCCGGAGGGGGGACCGATAAAACATGAAATCGAAGATGCCCGCGAGAGGCTCTTGGACAAACTGGCTGATCTCGCTGCCCGAGAAAAGTCGGAGGACGTTTCTTGAGTCACTGGACGCCGACGAATTAGAGGCGTTGGAGAAAGACTGGCTCTTTACAGCCAGGCCTGAGCAGCTGCCCCCAGACGGAGACTGGAAGACCTGGTTGATTATGTCAGGACGGGGCTGGGGCAAATCAAGATGCGGAAGCGAGTGGGTTCACGCGATGGCGATGACGAATCCCGGCATCAGGATTGCCCTCGTGGCGAGAAGTGCCGCTGACGCGAGGGACGTCATGGTGGAAGGCGAGTCTGGAATATTGGCGTGCGGTGGCGCCGACCGGGCAGAGTATGAGCCAAGTAAGAGACGCGTCACTTGGTCAAACGGCAGCATAGCGACCACGTATTCTGCGGACAAGCCCGACCAGCTTCGAGGGCCTCAACACCATATATGTTGGGCCGACGAGTTGGCGGCATGGAGGCGGTGGGATACCTGGGATCAGCTTCAGTTTGGTTTGAGGCTTGGAGACAATCCTAGATGCGTCGTCACTACAACACCCAGGCCGCTGGTAAGACTAAAGCGATTAGCCGAGGACCCCCGAACCCACGTGACCCGCGGCGCCACGATGGACAACGCTCAAAACCTAAGCAGAGACTTTATTCGCGCTATTCACGATAGATACAAAGGCAGCACGCTGGGAAGACAGGAGCTTGATGGAGAGCTTTTGAGTCAGCTGCCTGGTGCGCTTTTTATGCGCACCGATATTGATAAGCATAGAGTAAAGGAAGCACCGAACTTGCGACGTATTGTCGTGGCGGTAGACCCAGCCGTGACTAGTTCAGACGAGGCAGACGAGTCTGGTATTATTGTCGCAGGTATGGGCGATGGTGGGCATATGTTTGTTCTTGATGATATCAGCATGCGCGGCACCCCCGATGCGGTGTGTAGGCGAGCCTTAGAGGCTTATCGGTTTCACCAAGCCGACTGCGTTGTCTTTGAGTCAAACCAAGGCGGCGAGACTTGGCGCAGCATTACCGCTCAGCTCGACAGAAACGCGGCTGTGAAGCTAGTTCACGCGAGTCGGGGCAAGCACGCCAGGGCCGAGCCCATCGCCAGCAGGACGGAACAAGGCCGCATACATTTCGTTGGTATTTGGCCAGAGTTGGAAGACCAACTTACAAACTACGTCCCAGGGCTGAGTAAAAAATCACCGGACCGGCTCGACGCATTTGTATGGGCATGCACCGAGCTAGACACGCTGCCGAGCTTCGATATCTCAATCAACCCGGATGACGGGTTTGTCGCGAGTGCATGGCTATGAGGCGAGAAGTAAGAAAAGCAAAAGCGCGACGTAGATTCGCACCCGTGGGAAGAACACGTCGAGGCCCGGGGGCCCGGCAGGCGGAGGCGCGGAGCAAAGCACTGGCTCCAAGAATCAAAGCTATCTTCGATAGGTACTACAAGATCCTTGTGGATGAAGAGATTAAGCGGACGAAGGGCCTGGTTCAAAAAGGCGCTGCCGACCGCGAAAGGTTCATCGAGCAGTTGGCTCAGCTTTTAACGATCTCAGGCATCAGGGAAATTGAAGACGCTGGCAAAAAAACAGATCCCAAGTTCACGGTCGCTCCGAGCTTTTTTCAACAATATTTCAATGAGAAGAAAAATGAAGCCACCGCTCTTCTCGCCAATGTGGATGAAGAGTTCAAAAGCAAGATGAGAGAGTTCTTGGCTCAGTGGCTAAGTGAAGACCCAGGCATCACGCAAGCCGAGCTTGCTAGAAGAATACGGTTTTCATTCTATGCTGATGGCGCTGAGGTTTTGGCACCGAACCAAAAACCAAGCAGAGGAATTCTTGAGCCGCTGGAGAGAGGCCCAAGGATTACAAGGGACGTTTTTTCAAGAGCCTCTTTGATTGCACGAACTGAGATGGGCAAAGCACAAAACCGAGGAAACTTTGAAGCCCTGAAGGCGACTGGCCGAAAGTACAAGGTGTGGATGCCAGAGAGAAGCGACGGCGGCAGGGGGCACCAAGAGATGCGAGGCGTGATTGCCCCAGTCGATGAACCGTTTGAGCTACCCGATGGAACTAAAATGATGTTTCCGGGTGACCCCACCGCTCCTATCAAGCACGTTGCAAACTGCCGATGCGGCATTGGCACACCAACCCCAGCCCAAGTTCGAGCTTATGAACGACGGATGGGCATTACTCCGAGCAAAGTGACTGAGCTATAGTCACAAAAGGAATTTAAGAGATGGCAGAAGAATCAAACAGAGACGAGACCTTGGACATCTTGGGGGCCAGTGGCCTCAAGCAGTACGGCGGCAGAATATACGAAGAGTTCCTTACGGACCTAAAGGGCGACAAGGCCGCCCGAATGTACAAAGAGATGAGCATGAACGAGCCGGTCATCACCGGCATCCTTTACGCCATCAGGACCCTAGTACGTCAGACCCGCTGGGAAGTTCGAGAGGCCGATGACACGCCAGAGGCAAAAGCAGCAGCGGAGTTTGTTTCGGAGTGTTTGTTTGAAGATATGGAACACACCTGGTCAGATACGCTCAGCGAAATTCTGAGCTTCTTAACGTTTGGTTTTTCCGTAAATGAAATCACGTATAAAATAAGACGCGGACCAACTGAAGAGGACAAGCGCTTCAAGTCAAAATTCACAGACAACCGCATAGGCTGGCGTGGCTTTCCGATTCGATCTCAAGAGAGCGTCGAGGAGTGGGATATAGATAGCGAGGACGGTTCAATCCTTGGAGTTTACCAGCAGCCGCCACCAAACTACGACACCCGCTATATTCCTCGTGATAAGTTTTTGTTGTTTCGAGCCGACGCTCACAAGAACAACCCCGAGGGCAGAAGCGTTCTGCGGGGGGCATACATATCTTATTTTTATAAGAAGAAGATACAGACCTACGAGGGCATCGGCATCAGCAGGGATCTTGCGGGCTTACCTGTCCTTGAAGTTCCTCTTCAGATTCTAAGCAGCAGTGCAAGCCCAAGCGAAAAGGCTGTCCTCGCTGCAATGAAAACGATGGTGCAGAGAGTCGGCAGAGATGAATTCGAAGGGCTGGTCGTACCCAGCGAGCAACTGGCCGACGGATCTCCAAGCGGATATCGTCTCAAATTGCTCAGCGCCGGAGGCCGGCGACCAATTGACGTCAACGAAATCATCAAGCGCTACGAGTCGCGAATTGCGATGTCGATGCTAGGCGAGTTCATTTTGCTCGGCTCTGAATCGGTGGGAAGCTTTGCTCTTGCCGATAATAAAACATCGCTTTTTGCGCAGGCACTCGGAACGTACCTCGACTCCATCAGCTCGGAATTTAACAACCAGGCAATCCCAAAACTGATGCGCCTCAATGGGTTTCAAGAAAAAGACTTCCCAACGCTTGGGTATGACGACATCGAGACGCCAGAGCTTGCTGAGTTGACTGGAGCCCTATCTGGTCTAGTTGGATCTGGGATCCTGACACCAGACGACAAGCTGGAGGAGTTCGTGCGAGAGTATGCAAATCTTCCTGCGGTCGACTCTATGACGTCGCGAGAAGAGGAACCAGACACCGTGGCGATGACCGAGGAATCCATTAAGGCATTCGGAGAGGGTGAAGAAAATGAAGACGATTAATATAGCAGCACCTGATGGATACCACTGGATGGAGTATGAGGGTGGTCCGGTTTTGATGGTTGGAGACTATGTGCCCCATGAGGGCGCGGCCGAGTCGGTGCCCTTTGAAGTCATCGAAGAGCACGATCCGGATAGACTGGCCAAAGGCGAGGAGTGGGATAAGATCTACAATGCCATCCTTGAGAGGACCGGAAACAAGGAGCTAGCGGCTGCGACTGCGACAGCAAGAGCCGGCTCACGGTTTGATAAAAATGATGACCCCAAAACCCCAGCAAAGCCGAGCGAGCGACGAAGAGGGAGCACTCGAAACCCTGAAGGATCAGCTGGCGGGCAGCGAGGGGGCATCAAGCTTAGCGAGGCAAATATAAAAGCATTGGAAAGAAAGCGCGATGAGCACAATGAGAAAGTTGGAGACGCCAAAAGTAAAAGGGCGAATCTTGGAGCCCTCAAAGCCGTGTTCAGGCGAGGAGCCGGTGCGTTTTCGGTAAGTCATAGACCAAGCGTGCAAAGCCGAGACCAGTGGGCGATGGCAAGGGTAAACGCGTTCTTAAAGCTTCTTAGGAGCGGAAGACCCTCCAACCCCAAATACACGACGGACTACGACCTACTGCCAGAGGGGCACCCGAAAGCGAGCAAGAAAGAGAAAACAGAAAAGCGTCTTCTGTTTGTAGTCAGCCAGCAGAGTAATCTTGACCGCGTTAGAAAGTCTCAGCTTTGCGGCGTCGAGGGTCGGGTTTTCATAGAGCAGTACTTAACCCCCCTGGGGCTCGAGCGCGATGCTGTCGACGTGATCGATATGAGCGAGTTGGCAAAACACCAGGAGGCTCAGCCGACAGCGGTCATTGCACTGGGTAAAGCAGCCCGTCTTGCGCTTGGGCCAGTCGCCGATTTCAGTTTGCCGCACCCTTGGTCAATTCGTAAGAGCGGTGACAAGCGCGGAGAGCTAGCTCGTAAGTTTAAACGCATCGACCAAATCCTCGAAAAACAGCAAAGCTATAAGCCGCCGCTGGGTGTTCAAGATGCCGCGGCGCGAGGTTTGATGCTAAGGGCGAAGCACGGTCGAGGCGGGACTGAGGTGGGCGTGGCGCGGGCTCGTGATTTGAAAAACGGGCGCCGCGTTTCAATCGATACAGTAAAGCGGATGGTGAACTTTTTTACTCGTCACGCCAAGGACTTAGAGGTGCCATCCAACAAAAACCCCAGGGATAAAGATTACCCTGGGGCAGGCTTAATAGCGCATCTGCTTTGGGGCGGCTCTCCAGGACGCCGATGGGCCGAGAAAATTTTAAGACAATACGAGAGAGAACAAGCCAAGAAGGCGGTCAGTATTTACAAAGCCGACAAGGCAAAGCGCATCGTATACGGCGTGGTTTTGGACCCCTACATTGTGGATGCCCACGATGATTATATCAGCCCAAAAGAAATTGAAGAGACTGCTCACAACTTTATGATTTCGAGCCGAACTATCGGCCTAGACCATAACGGAGCCACGGACGCACAGGTGGTGGAATCGTGGGTTGAGAAGTACCCAAGCGATGAAGACTATAAAAAAGCCATCAACGGCGAAGCGCATAAGGCCCATAAAAAACCCTTTGGAGACGACGTGGTCCACTCGGGCTCATGGATCCTTGGCGTTAAGCTGAGCCCTGAAAATTGGGCCAAGGTCCAGTCGGGTGAGTTGAATGCTTTTTCAATTGGAGGCTTTGGGACACGCGAGCCGATGGAAGCCAGCGAGATGCCCAAGGTTGAATTCATAAGTGGTTGACCCAATCTTACGAATAGGCAATAATTCGAGCAGGTCGAGAATCTGACCTGCAGACCCGAGCCAGGGCAAAAATCACAAAATCAGAAAGCGGGGCAAGCAATGAGCAAGCGCCGAATTACTGCGCTTAAAGACGTAAAGACTCTTGAAGTCTCTCTCGTCGAATCAGGCGCAAACCAAAAGAAACGATTTCCTATTATGAAGAAATCACGGAGCGACCAAATGGATGAGATCCTTGTGGAAGTGCTGAAAGCTGAGGGGCAGAGTGAAGCCGTTGAGAAGCTTGAAAGCATTCTAAAGATGGACATGCCAGCCGATGCAAAAAATGCGGTCATGGCGGCAATGAAACTTCTTGAAGCGTATTCTGACATGATGCCAGTCGGCGAGGCTCTTGCGGCTTTGCGTTCTGCGTCTGGAGAAAAAGCAGAAGCCGACAAAGCAGACGAAGAAAAAATCGAGAAGCCTGAAGGGAGACCTCAAGACTACATGAAGGCTGACGAAGACGACGAGGACAAGACCAAAAAGATGAAGGAAGAGGAGGAGCTTAAGAAGTCCCTCGGTGATCTTCCTGAATCTGCTCAAAAAGCCATGCAAGCCATCTGGAAGCGGAGCGAAGAGCTAGCCAAAAAACTGGATGACCGCGAGAAGGAGCTGGGCGTAGAAATCGCCAAGCGTGCCCGCCGCGAGTATCTGGCCAAGGCAGAAAAAACTCTCTGCAATATTCCAGGACACAGCTTGGACGAAGTCGTTGACTTGATGATTGACGTAAAGGCGAGAGACGCTGATCTGGGCGACCGTGTCGAGAAGGCTCTTGAGGCTGCAAGCGCCGCAATGCAGGGCGGACCGCTTCTTGTTGAGGCTGGCCGCAATGTTCCAGACATGAGCGCGGGTGACCCGTGGTCAAAGATTCAGCAGATTGCAAAGTCTGAGGTTCAGAAAGCGAACGGATCTCTCTCGATGCCTCAAGCAATTGCAAAAACCATCCAAACCAATCCAGCTCTTTACGAAGCATATAATGCTGAACGAGAGCGTAAAAACGTCGGAGGACGATAATCATGGCTTTTGAACAGTCAAAAACAATTATTACGCTTGAGGCAGGCGCAGACTTGTCAGCCAAGCAGTATTACTTTGTCGCAGTCGATACCGCAGGCAAGGCTGTCTTGACCGGCGACGATGGCAACCCGATCGGCGTTTTACAGAACAAGCCGACGGCAGGACAGGCAGCAAGCATCTGCGTTTACGGCGTCACCAAGCTTTATATTGGCACTGAGTCAGGACTCGGCGCTGGATACAACGTTGGTTGCGACTCAAACTCAGCGGGCAAGGTCAGCGACACCGGCAGTTTCCGCATGGGCGTCGCTCTCGAGGACCCAACCGCAAACGGGGACATCGTCTCCATCTTGCTTCAGAAAAACGGCAAGCAGGCATAAGGAGAATTAGCGATGCCAATTACTACATCAGAAGTACATGTGGATCAGGCCCTGACGAATATCAGTTTGGCCTATGCACAAGAAACCAACACATTCATCGCTGACCGTGTATTTAACAAGGTGAGCGTCGATAAGCTTTCCAATAAATACCATGTCTTCACAAAGTCTGACTACCTCCGTGGTGTTGCTGAGTTGCGTGCTCCGGGTTCACCGACCGCGGGCGCAAACTTCACGCTGAGCCAGGATACCTATAGCTGTGACCAGTTTGGTGTTCATATGGACGTTGACGACTTGGTCGCAAAGAACTCTGACGAAGGCGTGAATATTCTGACGAGCGCAGCTCAGTATGTTACTGAGAAGCTCCTTCAGAAGCGTGATCAAGAGTTCGCTGCTGCAGCGTTTACGACGAGCACTTGGACTGGCTCTACAACTGGCGGAGACATCACACCGGGAACGCTCTGGAGCGCCTCGGGTGGTACCCCAATCAAAGACATCCAAGAGCAGCAGGATGCGGTATATTCTAAAACTGGCCGCAAGCCTAACGTGCTTGTGCTCGGTCGCGACGTTTACACCGTCCTCCGAGACTCGGAAGATATCCTTGATCGAGTGAAATTCACCGAGCGAGGAATTATCACAACCGATCTTCTTGCATCACTCTTTGATGTTGATGAAGTTATGGTTGCGGGCAGCATCGTTAACTCTGCGAACGAAGGCGCAACGGCTTCTTATAGCTATATCTTCGATCCAGACGATGCTTTGCTTGTTTATCGTCCACCGAACCCAGGTCTTATGACTCCAGCGGGTGGCTATATGTTTGAATTTGAGAATCTTCGAACACTGCGCTACCGCATGGATCAAAACCACTCCGAGCGAATCGAAGCGGTCTCAACCTTTGACTTCAAAGTTACTGGCGCAGACCTCGGCGTATTCTTCAACGAGTGCGTGGGCTGATGATATTCGCTCTCAAAAGAGTGAAGACCAACACCGGCGTTGTCGAGCCATGGACTCCACTACCAGAGGCTCGACAATGGCCGGGGTTTCAGAGAATGATTCGGTCAGGACAACTTGTAGAGGTGCCTGACCATCTTCTCTTGAAACAGATGAAACCAAAGAAAGAGAAGCGTTCGCGGGGGAGGCCCCGGAAGAGGGTTGAAGCATGAGCTGGTCATACAGTGACGCGTTGAGCACTGACCGAGATAAGCTGAGATTCAGGATCGGAGACACCGATACAAATGAACAGCTGCTCAGCAACGAACTCCTTGATGCGCTTTTGACAACTCGGGCCAGTCCAACACTGGCTGCCATTGATGCCGTTCAAGGTATCCTTGCGCAGTTTGCACGAGATATAGACCGCAGCGCTTTGGGCATGGGTGGAGCTCGCTCCCAAAAAACGCAGTTCTATAGAGATCTGCTAAAGGAGCTAAGGGCGGAAGCCGCTCGAGGCGATACAAGCATTTTCTTCGGTGGCGGCTCTATCTCTGAAAAAGAATCAAACCTTGAAGACGCTGATGCGCCTATCACGCCGTTTCGGCTTGACCAGTTCACGAACAATGAGGACTGAGTTATGGCGCAAAGTTTTAAGCTAGATGTGGATAACGAGTTCGCAGAATTTGCGGAAGAGTTCACAGATGCCCTCAGCGCAGAGATGGGGCAAAAGCTTATTTTTGCCGCTCAGGTTTTGCAAACTGTTCTTCAAGACTCAACTTCAGAAAACTTGTTTAAAAACCCAAAGGGAACCTTGAAGCGGAGTTGGACAGTCAGTCCAATAAAAGTTGCCTCAAATGCTTTTGAAGTCGATGTGTTCAGCCGCGTTCCTTATGCCGCCATTCACGAGACAGGTGGTGTGATACGACCCAAGCGCGTGAAGGCACTGGCCGTTCCCAATCGGAGCTACAGTCCGATCATGAAAAATAACGCTGCTATAGCACCTAGAGAGTATGACCCAGGCAGAACGCTTTTGAAGTTTTACCCTGCTATCATGCCAGGCAAACTTCGAGGATATTTGGTCGATAAGAAGACTGGGCAGCTGGCTTATACACTGATGGCCCACGTAAAAATAAAACCGACAAGCTACATCACAAAAGCAATCGACGAGGCCGTGCCGAGCATCTTGGAGATCACCGGAGGCGCCGTCGTCACCGCAATGGGCAAGGCGGGATGATATGGGTACTCCAGTCAGAAAACTCATTCTTGAGAATTTACAAACGACCCTTGCAGGCATCACCACAGGCAATGGATACAAAACAACAGTGCAGACCGTCGAGGCACTGGCCCGTGGATATTTTGACGTCAAAACTGGCGAGCGTCCTTTTGTGGGATTTGTCCCAACGTCAGAAAGCTTCCAGCATCAGCCCGGCGGCAATATGTACAGCACAATGAACGTCACGGTGATTGGTCATATATCTGGAAACACGCTCACAGAGCGTCAGACAAAAATAAATAATTTAATCGACGACGTGATTGCAGTTTTAAACGTGGACACCACTCGGGGATCAAACGCCATCAGCACAACGGCCGTTGGGGTTGAGACGGATGAGGGAGACCCTGACGCATTTGGGGATGGTAGCTTCGTTTTGCAAACACAGATAAAATACATCCGAACAACGGCAGCGAGCTAATCATGAAAATCAAATACGTGGGCGACGAGACAGCGTCGATTCGATATGGTGACAGCCTGTTAAAAAACGGCGACGTTCTAGACCTACCAGACGAAGACGCAAGGCAGCTCTTGAAGTCAGAGCGATTCGAGGCTGTTAAAAAGAAAGCGAAGAAAGCCGCAAAGGCTGAAGAGACACCAAGCGAGGGAGCTGAATAATGGGCGCTACAACTGATCACGCTTTAGGAAGAAACTTAAGATTCTTCTGCAAGAAAGAAAGTGCCGCGGGCGGCGCATATGGAACAGCGAGCCAGGAGGCCCTGGTCGGCTCCGATGCCGCAAAGGTTCTTACAACCTCGTTTGAGTTTTCGGTTACCCGCAACGACCGAGCAGATTCAAGACCAACGCGGTCAATACAGGAGCGAATCACAGGCAAGCAAGAAATCAGCTGGTCGTGTGAAAGCTATATCCTGCCTGCCGGCAGCACCACTGCACCTGATATTGATCCGTTGATTGAAGCGGCAATGGGCGGATCCTTCGGCGGCTCAGTGGCCAAAACTTACAACCTGTCTGATAGCAACGCACTGCCGACCGTCCATATGGCAAGAACGACCAGTGGGGTTCTTCGTGAGGATTTGTTCGGGTGCTATGTTGAAGAGATGAGCATATCCGCGAGCGGCGGTGAAGAGCCACGCATTTCATTCAGCGGCGGGGCTTTCAATTATGCGTTGACCGGAACCGGAGAAGCCAACGGGGCGGGCTCTTCTACGTCAGCTCTTTCAGTTCATTCCGGCGAGGGCGTCAACTTCATGGTTGGCTCTGTGATTACCTTGAACGGAGCGGAGAGAGTTATCACGGCCAAGACCGGCGCCGATGCCTTAACCCTTTCGTCAAACCACTCTTGGAGCGATGACGCTGATATCACGCCGTCCACATACACGGAGACAACGGCAGGGAACCCTACAAACGGAATCACCGGAAGCTTGACGCTGAACAGTGTGACGCTGCCTGTTACCTCTTTTGACGTGACGGTTACTAACGGAATCAAGGCGCTGTCGGATGAAGCTTTTGAGAAAGGCACTTCTGACTTCGTGGCCGGCTTCCGTTCGGTCAAGGGGAACATCTCAGTACGAGCCCGAAAAGACTTCATCAAGTCACTGGCGCAGCGTTACGTGCAGACCACGGCCACGGCCAGTCCAACTTTTAGCTCCGTGCCTATCCAGGTGAACCTTGGAACAACGGCAGGAAAGATCGTGGCGATATACGTGCCGACGGCAGAGCTAGACTTCGCCGCGATTGAGATACCTGAAGCAGAGGAGGCGGTCTTGAGCATCCCCTTCACTGGTCTGGCATCGAGCAGCGGTGGGGATGAATTTAGAATTGCCTGGAATCAAGGCTAAATAAAAACTTAATCAAGGAAACCAAGATGACATACAACGCGGAAGACGTAAGGGTATACGTCCCAAAGTGGAACGAAAATCGAGACAGACCCGAAGAAGAGCAGATGAGCGCAGAGCTTGCTCCGATGACGGGAGGCGAACA